CCCGCCGCGGCGGCGCCCGCACTGTCAGCCAGGTCTTGTAACCACGCGTGCAGTTCGAGCACCGTGTAAACGGTCGATCCACCAACGTTGGTGATCGCCCCTCCCCCGCTGATGGCGAAATCTGTCGATGTGATTGTCATACCCTACCTCATTCGTCCGGTATCTGTGAAACGAAAACGCTCTGTGCGCCGACAACCGCCGTCGCCTGTGTCTCATACGGCTGATAGGTCGGCGACCCACTGGCGCTGCGCACCTTAATCAGCAAGTCGTTGCTTGGGTTCCCGGGCGCATACACCGAGAGTGGTACGACCACCGACGAAGCTGCGGCAAGGTCGTCATAAAACGGCGAACCGCCGGCAACCGGGGAGATATTCACCCGCGACCCAACAACGACGTTCGTAAGCGTCAACGTGAAGGTGCCGATCGGGTCTGTAGCCAGCCTAGCGGCAGACAGGAATCCCCCCGCCGAACTGTATTGGCGCCCGCGCAGGGTCGGCAGCGCCGCGATGTCCAGCGCTCCTGCGATCTGCCCGAACGACGGGAACATGCTCATGTCAGCGACCACTCCGGGTCGACAAACAAAATGTTCGTCACCGACGCAGACTGGCATCCCATGTTGAACACCATCGACAACTCGGTCAGCGTCTTGACGTTTGGCAGCGATACGCTGATTTCGTAGGGCGTGTAGTAGTGCGTCACGTCGAGGTCATAAACGATACCGTTGGCGCCGTATGTCGTTCCGATCCACTCTGTGTTGACGCCAACGGTCAGTGCTGCTGGAGTAGCGGTAAGCCCGGCCCAGGTCGACACGACACCCAGCGTGCCATCAGTTTTGACGTACGAAACAACTACCCACATCTCGGAGTTGTCCGGGGCGCGCGGACCTCCAGGCAGTGCGGCCCGGATGTTGTCATCGACCAGGAGTCGCAGCTTGGCGGTACGCGTACCATCCGCCAGTGAGTTGTGCTTGGCGAGCCGAGGGAAAACAACCGGCCTGTTCTTGGTGATGTTTCCAACCTCCGCTGTCACTGCGTACCGCAGTGAGAAGTTCGTCGTGCCGTCTGGCAGTGTTGATGCCGACGTGCGCGGGGCCGCTGACTCAATCCAGGACACGCTTTTTCTCGCCGTCTCATAGACGAAATACCGAGGTCCAAGCACAGACTGGACCGATATCGACGTCAGGATGTCGAAGAAGCTCTGTGCTGACTCGGCGATCCCGAGCACCCCACCTGTAGCGGTACCGCCTGACAGCCGGATGTTTGTGTATGAGCAATCAGTCAGCGAGAACATCGAGGCGATGCCGGCTCGCTGGAATCCAGACTGGTTTGCACTCGCGGGGAACCCGAGCCAGCGAACATTTTTGCACTCGAATCGACCGTTCCAGCCGTTGACCATGTTGATCATGGCATCCGTTGCCGGAGTGGTCAGCCCGGTGTGGTCCATCAGGCAGTTCGTGACCAGGAACCCGCCACGCGATGAAGACGACGACGAGAAGAACAGCGACTGAGTGCCTTGCGTCTTGAATAAAAGTCCGTTAAAGACACCCTTCAAGATCGTTAAAGACACCCTTCGGGTCGTCCGACGGGTAGTTCGTATACGTCGGGCAATAGAGCTTCACGTATGAGTGAGTCGAGTTCTGGTTCGAGAGCGTGGCGCCGCCAGACCCCGAGAACTCCACCCCGTGAACCTCGATCGCGTTGTTCGGCGCATTATTGTACGCGCCGAACTGCAACTGATACGTCGATGTAACCGGCGTCCCGGTGATCTCCATGCGCCAGTTGCACGACGTGTCGCTGAGTCGCGTGCCGGCCCAGATTTGCTTGATACCTGTCGTGCTGGGCATCGTGAGCGTACGCGATACAGACGACGCCCCGTTCATCGTCATGATCAGAACACCTGCGTCCCCTGACCACTTCACGCCGTTATCGGCAATGAAGAACAGTGGGGCAGCGTAAGACCCGAGAGAACGAGTCGTCATCGTGAACGTGCTCGCAGGCAGCGTGATCGTGACGTTCACGCCACTCCGTTTGGTGCGGATGTGGATTTTGTCACCGTCAGCAAGAGCACCCATGACCGTGGCTGTCATGGCCCCGTAAGTGCCCTGCGTCGTGCCAATCGTCGCGCTCCCACCCCCCCCCAGGGCGGCACCCGTGAACAGACAGGAGAACGGCCCTGAGACGCCTCCGCTGAACTGTGCCGTCGCCGGTGGCGAGGTCCATCCAGTACCGACCGCCATCGCGCAGGCCGCGTTGTTGGCGTAGTTCAGAGCGACCGACGCGATGCGCGAATACACCGTCAGCGTCGCGCCGCTCGATGTGGCCCAGACCAGCGCCTTCAGGTAGACATTGCCGCAGTTACCGTTCGGTGATGTGGTTGTAGCCGTGCTCGCGTTGATCGCCGTGGCAATGGCCGACGCCAGGCCGGAACCTGAGTTGGTCAGGCCAGTAATTGTCGCGCCCATCACCGTCATGGTCCCGGACGACGCCGATGCGCTGGTCAGGTCCCATGTGGCACTCGACACGGCAGGCGTCGCTCCCGTCCCCGTGACCGTACCATCGCCATCCTGCGGCAGCGACGCCGCACTGGCCGGCGTGCTCATGTACGCCGTTGGGTAGAGCGTCGTGTTCTGGTGATCGCAGTAGAAATCAGCCATTCAGAATCTCCGCCGCGCGCCCGGCGCCAAGGATGCCGCCCTGCTCCATCATGTGCAGGGCATTGCTCGTGTCAGGGTCGTCCAGATGGACAATTTCTGCGTGATACATCAGGTCGAGATAGTCGGCGATCAGCGCGTTCTGTGCAGCTGCCATGCGGAGTGGGACTCGCTCTGTCTGCGTAAGGAGGCGCATCAATT